GGCAGGTAGGCGATCTCAAGCGCGGTGCACGAGCACGAGCCGTTGCACGAGCCGCACGTCAGGTTGAACCACTGGCCGTTGTAGTTCCAGGGCATCGGCCAGGCGCCGGCGCCGCCCCCGTACCCGTCCCATTGCCACCACGAGCCCCAGCCGCCGTACGCCCCGCCCCCGCAGGACTGGCGACACGGGCGCACGGTGAACTCGCAGATCGAGAACCGCTGGCCGGAGAGTTGATAGAGCACCTCGGTTGCGGCCATGAGCGCCGAGCCCGAGATGGCCGTAGCCGCCGAGGTCAGGTCGCAGCAGAAGATCGGATCCCATGGCGAGCACGGGCCGCGCGTCGGGGTCGGGCTGGTCATCGCGTGCTCACCTCCTAAGGCTAACGGGCCGGCTCCCCCGAGGCGCCGGCCCGCTGCTCCCAGGTGGGCCCGGGACTCTTAGCCTAGATCAGCTAAGGGCGATGGCGCATGCACTGGGGGGCGGCGCGGTGTTCTGCAGGTTGCGCAGCCAGTGGTCGCCCTGGATCACCTGGCCGGCCCCGAGGTAGGTCGCGCCGAGCGTCCACAGCGGCGAAGCGTCGTAGGTCTCGCCGATGATCTGCAGGGTGGTCGGGTCGTTGGAATACGTGATGTCGCCCAGCTTGCCGTCGCTGATGTGCGGCCAGGCGTGATACGGGTAGTAGACCGTGCCCGACCCGTCGCAGGACTGCGGCGGGGCCTGCCACAACTCGAGGGACCAGTGCGCCTCAAGCGAGTTCGCCCAGGTGCCCAGGGCGAAGCCCGTACCGGTCGGCGAAGAGGTCGCCGTGAGCAGCCGTCCCGCGAGCGTCTCCACGATCAGGCCAGGGTGCCAGACGCAGAAATCGGCGGTCAGCTTGAAGTCGGTAAACTGGTCGGGAAGCTTGAAGTTCTGGCACAGCTGGCCGTTGGCCTTGCGCGTGATCTTGCGGTCGCCCGTGTCGTACTCGGGAGACTGCACGACCTGCGTAAACCCGTCCATGACGATGATGCCCGCGGTTGCCCCGGTCACCAGAACGCCGCACGCGTTCAGCTTGGCAATGCGGACGATCAGACCCTCGATCGGGCTATCACAGATGACTGCAGGCATGTCTTATCCTTCCCGATCAGTTCGGCGAGAGGGGCTGGCCGGTGATGTCGCCGCCGAGCGCCAGCGGTACGGCACCCAGGCAGCAGCACGAGTAGCCGAGCACGTAGGGCCGCTCGACGATCGCCTTGAGCGTGTTGTTTGTCCGGTCAAGCATCTGGTAGAACCGGAACGTCTCCGGCGCGCCGCGGTACATGAATACCGGTCCGGTCGCGTACACCCAGGCCACGTTCGGCGTAGCGACGCCGCTGGGCGACGTGCCGGGATAGCCGCCCCCGAGGGCGACCAGGTGCCCCGTCTTGGTCAGCATCTGCTCGCCCTGCGGCGCGATGACGCCCCACTGGATGAGCGCCTCGCCGAGCACTGAGGGCACGTGCAGGGTCAGCTGACCCGAGTAGCACTGGGCCATCTGGTACTCGAGGCGCTGCAGACCCTCGACCACGTCGAGGACGACCGAGCCCGACACAGTCGATGCCGCGCACTGCAGGGTGACCGACATGATGGTGATGTTCGGGTCGACCACGGCCTCGGCCGAGGCCAGGTGCGGGAACACGATGCCGGCGTCTCCGCCAGCGCGGCCCGTCCAGAACGCGCCCTCGACCTGGAACGCCTCATTGCGCGTCAGGGCCGCGGCCGCGTCGGCCTGGCGCTCCTGGTCGCTGTAGCCGACCGGGCTGCAGTCCAGCTCGGCGACGACGGCGAACGGGGTGGCACCGAACGTTGAGCGATGCACGTTGGACGACTTCGCCCCGCCGGTCGTGGTGACCGTGCCGGCCGAGAGGCAGCCGCTGTAGGTCGTGCCGGCCATCCCGCAGAGATCCTGCCAGGTCACGCCGTTCTGCCAGTGCTGATCGGCCGCCGTGCTGCGGTCCTGCACGACGCTGAGCAGGCCGAACTTGCGTAGGTCGAACGTCGGGGGTTCCACGAGCAACCGCGCTCCGGCCATCCCATGTCACCCCCTCTCGTTCGTCATGAGCCCTGCCTGAGTTTCGATGTCAGGCTTACGGGCAGCAGGCGGTCAGGTCGGCCGCACCGGTCGTGCCGTCGGCGCAGGCGTTCGTGGTGTACTCGCGCACTTCGTGGCCGAAGCGGGCGATGAGGTGGCACTCTTCCATCCACGCCGCGGTGAAGTCGTTCCGGGCGTTCAGGGTGGAGTCGCGCACGACGCCCAGGTCCAGCGTCATGCCGTTGCCCCGGGCGACCGTGCCCGCGGCGTACAGGAAGTTCTTGACCGTGCTCGGGTACGCCGTGATCGCGGTGCTGGCGCCGGGCTGGCCGGCCGCGCGCACCTGGTAGTCCTGGACGAACTGAGCGCGGATACCGCGCACGTCGAACCAGGCCGCGATCTCGCTGTCCGGGATCCGCATGAAGTCACTGACCCCGGTCCGCTTGGCCAGGTCGGCGCGGATCAGGCCGAGCGCCCACTCGGGGTACACAGCCTCCATCACGTCGGTCCCGCACATGCCGTACTTGGCGCGGTAGTCGATCGCGCCCAGCTCAGCCGTGGAGAGGATCGGCGCGGCCGCGCCCTGACCCGAAGCTGAGCAGCTCGCGACCTGCGTCGCGAGGCTCGAAATCGTGGAGATGTACCGGCCGTTGCTGGCGTGGTAGTGCGCCGACATGAGCAGCGCCAGGAAGTTGCGCGTCGACTCCGGCCACGCGTTGTCGGCCAGGTTGCCGGCCGTGAGGCAGATGCCATAGCACTCAAGGCGCCGGTCGCTCATCGTCGAGCAGGGCACCCGAATGCAGGGCTTGGTCGGCGAGCCGGTGACGGCCAGGATGTCGTCGCCCTCGGTCCAGAGCCACGGGACAGTCGCGTTGCTGAACGCGGTGTACCAGGCCAGGGCCGGCGAAACGAAGGTGTCGGCGAGGCTCGGGCTGACCGGGAAGTTGATGCCGCCCCGCTCGACGCCGAACGTCGGCAGGTCGATCATGCCGCACTCGCGGGCGATGTTGAAGAAGTCGTAGCGGATCTGGCTGGGCGCACACCAACCGCCAGCGGCGACGAGGGAAGCGAAGTTGCCGATGCCCCGGTCGCTGTTGATCTTGTCGATGTACTCCTGCACGACGTCGACCGAGGACGAGTCGTTGAACTTGGTGGCGAAGTCGTTTCGGATCGAAGCGACCTGCACGCCGCCGTACGGGTCATCGTGGCGCCGACGACGCTGCTGGGCCGACGGGATCATGCCCTGGTTCGGCATGTTCTTGGCGCGAGCCTCCATGAGGTCGCCCAGGCCGCGGATCGAGGGGATCTCGCTGCCCATCTCGAACTGGCCCGGCAGCCCGACGCTGGCCGTGATGGCGAGGCGCTGCTCGGGGGCGACCTGGGCCGGCCCGTTGCTCTTGGCGCCCGACAAGCTCGGGTTGACGCGGTGCGACGGACCGCGCAGACCACCCGTGTCGCGCGACGCGGTAACCACGCCGCCGGCGGGGCGCTGCGAGCTGGCCGTCACGAGCTGCGGGGCCGGTGCGCCCTCGGGCGTGGTCGCCTCGGCCGGCGTCTCGCCCTCGACGGGCGCCTCGCCCTCGGCGGCAACCGGCTCGGGCGGGGTCGCGCGCTGGCGCAGGGCGTCGAACTTGGCGGCGTTGTCGGCGGCCTCGGCCGCAACCTCGCCCTTGCGACCCTCGACCGACTCGAGCGCGGTAACGAGCTCTTCGGCCTGGGCGTACTGCTCGGCGGTCGGGCCGCCCTCGACGTCAACGATGGCCGTGAAGGCCTCGCGCGCCTTGATCGCGAGCTCGTCGAGCTGCTCAACCGTGAGCGTCGAGAGGTCGGCTGGAAGGGAGAACGGGGCGCCCGCGTCGCCAGCGCCCGCGTTCTGGGTGTCCTTTGGCATGGCTGCCCCCGTGGAAGACGTGAATGAGTTTCAGCGTCTCGGCGGCATCCGAGTGTTGCGCGTCATGGTAGACGGTAAAGATCGGTTCGTGCTACTGGCCTAGCTCAGGTTCCCGAGCCGCCCGCAGGAGACGGCGGTGGTGGTGGCGGGGGCGGAGGTGGTGCGACTCGGCCGCATGCACACATGGTCATTCACCTCGCTCTCTGTACTCGGTCGCGCAGCGCGGCGACGCGCGATGCACGATCCAGACCAACGGTACGCGCCAGCCGGTCCAGCGCCGGGCGCAGATTCGGGGCGGCCGCGACGATCGGGGCGTCGAACTGCATCGGCACGCAAGACGCAACGACCGTGTCGGCCAGCACGCGTACAGAGGCAGCCACGCGGGTCGGGAACCCCTCGACGGGCACGAGCAGAGCCGCGTTCAGCTTGCCGCCCTGCCAGTCACCCGACAACGCGCAGGCCATCATGCGTTCGACCGTGTCGGGCGTGATGCCGTGCATCAGCGCGCCGGCCACCCATGTGCCCTGCGAGCTCTCGCCGACCCGGATACGCGCGGCCACGCTGCACGAGTTGTCGTAGTGCGCCATGGCCCAGGACGCGTCAGCCCGGCGCTCGTCAAACGGCGAGGCGTGCCCGCAGTCGAACGTGACGTTGCCGGCGTTGATTTGGTAGACGTGCCCGTCGGCGCCGGCGACCAGGGCAGGCTTGTTCTGGAATTCCGAGTAATCGATGCCGCGGGGCGCCTCGACGCGACCACCCGAAGCGCGGAACGCACGGTGGTCGACACGGGAGGGCGCGAGCAGCCCGAAGACACGCCCCTCGGGCGTGATGTGCAGCGCGCCGAACGGCGGCATCTCGCGCGGCTGCTCGAACCAGGACTCGGGCCAGATGTCGGGAATGGTGATCGTGTAGGCCGCGGCGACAACGGGCTGCGCGGCGTACGGGTCGACCATGGCCGCCCCCTCGTTGGTGCTGGCCTCCATGATCTCGACCGGCTCGTCGATGATCTCGGGAGCCATGGGCGGCTGGTCGGGGGAGATGCCCAGATAGACACGGCACTCAACAAACGCAGCCTCGGGCAGCAGCGTCAGCGATCGGACCCGGCCCGAGTGAATGATCATCAGATTTGGCTCTGGCGCCTCGATCGGCTCACCCTCGATCGGCGCCAGATCCACGTCCTCGGGACCGACGTAGACGAACTCGATATCGGCATTCTCAATGTCGTCGGCCATGATCGAGACGCCGGTGACGTACTGGGCCGCGATCATTCGCGCAGCCTCGCGACCCATCTGGCCGACGTTGTCCAGGCAGCCAATCCAGCGGATCAGCGCGCCGTCGCGCCACATCGCGTCAACCCGACCAGTGACGATCGAGCCGCCGTGTCCCTCGGCCTCGACCACCTGCCATTTGAAGCTGAACGGGGTCGGCGCAAACTCAAGGCCGCCGGGGGCGAACATCCGCCGAGGGCTACCTCCATCGGGTATGCCCTCGACGCAGCCGACCCCGTAGCAGGGGATCTCGGCCGCCAGCGTGTACTCGGCCATGGCCATCTCGAGCGCGTCGACCGTCACGGGCGAGTCGCCATCGTCGAGCAACGGCACCGCAAACTCGTCCTGCAGTACCTGCGGGTCCTCGTCTTCTGGCACGTCAGGCTGCATCTAGGCCACCCCCTCTCGCCGTGATGGTACGCGCCTAGATCAGACAGGGCACCTGGCAGAGAGGTGCGGTTCGCCGATGCTCGCCCCACAGTAGGGACAGCCACTGAATCGCACGCGCTGGGGAGTTGCCGACGCGACCGCGGGCGCTATCCCCTGCTCGCCTGCGGTCGCGTCGGCGCTCTCCACCACGGCGGGGCTGGTTCCGCCGAGCGGAAAGTCATGGATCTCGCCAGCGAACGCGACGCGCAGTACGTCGAACGTGGCCGGGCCGGTGCGCTCAGCAAACTGGCTCTTCGCCCCGAGATCGGGCGCAGCCTGCTCAGGGGCGACGTAGGCGAGGGAGACGTGCGCGTGCCATGGCCGGTACTGCTCGGGCAGGTCGACGATGTCGCTGATCTCAGAGATCGCGATTTCGAAAAACTCGGCCAGGTCAGCGCCGCCGAGCAGCATGACGATGCACGGCTCGGTCGACGGGTTGAGCACGGCCGGCCCGATGGCGTCGACCGGTACGGGATCGGTCGCCTCAGCCGCCTCGGCCGCCCAGACGAGTAGCTCCTGGCGCACGGGCTCGCCGAGCTCTTCGGCCAACCCCAGGTAGGCGATCGTGCAGTGCAGCTCGTCGAGCGGCTCACCGAGACCGGGATCGAGGACGAGGCGCTGCGCATCGGTCGCCGACGGGATCAGCGCGACCATGGCGCCGGTCTGCGCGTCACCCAGGTTGCCGGCCGCGGTCAGGGGAGAAGTCATCCCGGCAGTATCGCGCGGCGGCGTGGCCATGGCGTACATCGGGAAGGCCAGCCCGTTGGTTGTCCACTGCAGCCCGTGGTCGCCGGGCAGCGGGTCGCGATGGTCGAGCAGGTTCTGGTAGATCTCGGTCGGGATGCCGCCGGGGTAGGCCGCGCAGTTGCTGGGCAGGCTGTAGCCACCGTCGGGCCCTTTGCCGCGGGCAAAGGTAGACGTGAAGCGTTCGCACGTCGCGCACTGCGAGGTCGCCTGGGTGGTCATTCGTCGACCACCTGCGCGTCTTCGATCTCGCGGATCGGCTCGCCGACCGTCGCGACCGTGCGGTACGGCTCGAGTCCGCTAGCGTCGGACTCGAGCCGACCGCGTAGGCCCAGTGCGCTGGCGAACCAGTCCAGCGTCGCGTCCCGCTCAGCCTGGCCGCGGGCGCCGATCGTCGACTCGTCGCCATACAGGGACTGGCCCGCCTGCGGGATGTTCAGCCCGACGTGCGGCAAGTGACGCGTCATTAGGCCAGGGTAGCGGCTGCGAGCGCCTCGTCAACGGCTAGCGCGAACATATCCAGCGCTACGCCCGAGGCCTCGAGATCGGGTACGTGCTGGTTGTAGTCGCTACCCGCAGGCCGATCGTCCGGCACGGGCACATCGAGGCCGGCCGCGATCTCGCCCGCAACCCAGGCCGCGTGCGCGTCGGCAATGGCCAGCGAACGAGCGCGAGCCACGTCGGGAGGATCGATCCGCACGGGCATGTCACAAGTACATCACGCCGTGCCAATCCATCGTCTTATCCAGCAGCAGCCATTTGCCCGGCCAGACCGCCTCTTTGCCACCTTGGCCAGGCTCACGGCCGAACTGGCTCAGGTCGAACGCGCGCGCCAGGATATCGCCGCGCCGCGCTGAGCGCACATACTCCTGCAGTTCTTCGAGCTGTTGGCGCGTGACGCCTTTCGGCGGTCGAGGCTTCGCCAGCGCCTGCGTAAGGCGAGTCTGCGCCTTCCCGAGCAGCCGTTCGGCTGCGGCCGGGCTGCTGAACTCGAATCCCTTGCTGGCCCAGGCATAGGCGCCCACATCGATATTGGCGTGAATGTCGACCTTCGTGATCCCCGAGCGCCGGTACCAGTCGTACAGGTTCTGGTTGAACTGCTCGGCGAATCCCGAACCGCGGTAGTCGCGACTGAGTACGAGCTTGGCGTGGCCCGCTGTGATCTCGCCCGTATCCGCGTTACGGGTAAAACTGCGCGTGAAGTCGCCGACTTTCTTACCCGTAACCGGATCGGTGATCTTGCCCTCGATCAAGATGAAGTCCCGCGACAGAGCATTGGTCTTTGTAACCTCGACGCGCAGCCCGGCATACTCGCCGTCGATCGCCTTGGCCAGGCGCCTGCCGCCGGCCTCGATGATGTCGTAGCGCTCGGCCATGGTCTCCATGGCGTAGAAGTCCTCGTAGGTTGGCGCCTCGTCCATAAACTCCCGAATCGTCGGCTGGCCGACGTTGGGACGCGCCGACGGCTTCGGCACCGTGACGACCTGAGCGCGGGCCAGGGGCGCCTCAAGCTGCGTGCCGTCGGGCAGAGTCAGCGTCGAGCCGCGGCGCACGATGACCACGTCGGCGCCGGCTGGTATTTCTATGCCGCCGACGCTCTCCATGGTTGCCGGGTCAAACTTTGCCTTGGCACCCGCCTTGCCGATCGGCTTGATCTTGGCTTTTGGCGCGTCGGCGACCGGACGACCCTGGGCCTTGGTGATCGCGGCGCGCAGCTTGGCCGTGTCGCCGGTCGCCAGCGCAGCCCGCAACGATTCGAGGGCAGCCGGGTCGGCCCCGCCGAAGATCTGGCCAGGCGCGATCAGGGCCGGATCGAGCCGCTCGCGAATGACGGCCTTTTCGGCGCCCTTGGCAATGAGTTCATCGACCTCGGCCAGAAGTCGGGCCGTCCCCTGCGCGCTCTCGATGACGCGGTTGCGCTCGCGGGCAGCATCGCGCAGCGCCTTACGCTCGGCAGCCACGATCTGCGCCGGGGTGAGCGGCTCGGCGGGCCCGGCCTCGATCAGCTTGACCAGGTCAGCCTTTTTCGTGCCGGTCGGCACGGGGATGCCGCGCTCTTTGGCCAGGGCCCGCAGCTCACCAACGGGCAGCTTCGCCAGGGGTCGCGCGGACACCTCGGCGAACCGGGAATGCGAGGCGATCGCATCCAGCCGAGCCTCGATGTAGTCGAGCCAAGCGCCCTTTTTCAGCTCGACGAATTCGGGCCGCAGTGCCTCGAGTCGCTGACGCATGGTCGCGACCTCGACGGGCGTCAAGTCGTTGCCCTCGCGCCACACGTCAACCAGGCTGTCGTCGAATCCGCGTAGATCGTTGCGATCAAACTCTGCGCCGATCTTCGGCCGTACTCCGCGCCCCTCGGGACCAACGTCGATGAATCGTTCTGCGAAATGGTCGCTGCCGCGCGTGTCCTGGCCTGGCAGCGGCACGCCCCGGTGATCCTTTGGCAGGTCCAGCCGGAACCGTCCGGCCTCGGTGATGACCTGCGCGGGGGCATTGTCAATTGCGATGATCTTGCCGTCGCGCACAATCGTATTCGCCGACCATGCCGCGCGGTCAGAGTTACCGATGAGCGCATCCATGAGCCCGATCAATCGGGCGTCGGGATCGGTGGCAATGAACTCTTCGGTCAGACCAGCCTCGCGGCCCAGCGTGCCCTCGATGTCCTCGAGGAAGAGCGTTCGCGCATTGGCCCGGAACACGGCCGGGACCGGCGCGCCGATCGCCTGCCCGACCCGGTTGGCCAAGTACTCCGTGTCTAGGCTGCTGCCCTCGCCGGGATGCACCGCCTTGCGATAAGCGAACGAGCCGTCTTCGAGCTGGACGCGGCGGACAACGGCCGAGACGCCCTGCTCAGGCTTGACGGCCGACGACTCGACGACACCGGTCCCAACGCGCTGCTCAAGATCCGCGTTAGCCGCCCTGGCTGCGTCGGACGCGATGGCCTCGCGTCGGGCCAGGCCCGGAGTCAGGGGCAGATCGGTCACCTGCACCGCGGCCCGCTCAACGGGCAGCACCTCGTCGCCCAGGTGCAGACGCGTGGCCGGCCGGATCAGCTGCACCGGCGTGCCGTCGGCGATGTCGGCCCCGATGGACTGGTGCAGGCGCCGGTCGAAGCGCACCACGTCGCCGGTCGCGCCGACGAGCTCGATGCCCTCGCGCCCAGCGATCTCGCGCGCCGCAGCCCGCAGCGCGGCCGGCTCGTCGACCAGGTCGCGCAACCGAGCCACGTCAAACTCGCTCAGCCCGCGGGCCGGCCCGGTGCCCACGGTGTGCAGCAGGGCGCGCCGGCTGGCTCCGTTGGCCACGAGCTCATCGACTCGGGCCGCGAACTCGCCGAACGGCACCGCCCGGTCGATCTCGGCCTGGCGGGCGACCGCCCTGGCCTCGGCGCCGCGGATGCGTTCGAACGACGCGGTACTGCGTGCGACCACGCCCGGGGCGACCTGCGCCGGCAGGGCGGCGCCTGGAATTGGTGGGTCGGGTGGGCCTTCCCGTAGCGCCGAGACGAGGTCGGATTTCTTGGCCCGGGCCGCGACCGCGATGCCGCGCTCACGCGCCAGCTGGCGAAGCTGGGCGATCGTCAATCGGTTGAGGTCGAGCGACTCAGAGTTCATCAGCAGGTTGAGCAGCTCATCTTGTGGCAACTCGTGCCGGCCACGGGCGTAGGCCTCGCGCATCAGCCGCAAGACACCCTGGCTCAGCTCGGATGCCGCGGGACCGGACATGATCGCATCGGCGCTGGCCTCGGCGATGAGCTCATCCATGCTGTTGAGCGCGTAGCCGCCGATCTCGCGCTCGATGTACTCGGGCAGCGGCAGGCCCGCGGCCTCGCTCAGATCGTCGAGCAGACGCGAGGTGCGCTCGCGCATCCAGTACGGATCGTGGGTGAAGTGGATCCGATGCATAGTCTCGTGCGCCGAGATACCAGCCGGGTCGGCCATGGCGCGCAGGTGGTAGCGGCGCAGGCGGTCATTCTCCAGCTTGGCCCGGTACAGCGTCGCATCGAGCGACAGATCAGCGTTGAAGCCCACGACGCCCGTACCGACGTGCGTGCTGGCATAGATCGACTCAGGGTGGTACTGCGATACGTAGATGACGTCGCCGTCGGGGAACTCGCGCAGCACGCGCAGGGCGCCCTCGGCGTGCGCCTTGGCGATGCCGAGTTCTTGGTCATCGAAGTCGGCCAGGACGTCGCGGCCCGTGATGCGCTTGGCCTCGACCTGGAAAGCCCGCGTGACCTCCTCGGGCGTCTTGGCCCGGCGCAGTCCAATGCGCAACCCGACCGGATACGGGGGCGATGGCACCAACGCGTCGGCCGCGCCCTCGACGCCCTCGCTGCGCAGGCCGAACCGCTCATCGAACGCCTGGCCGACCTCGCGGCGCACCTGATCGGCGCGGGCCCGCACGTCGCCGATCACCTGCTCGACACGTGCGCTCTGCTGCGCCGCCAGCGCGTCGAGCGCGCTGGGTCCCGCATCCTCGACGAGTGCGGGCGCGTCGCTGGTGCCGGGCAGCGTCTCGATCTCGGACGGCGCGAGCTCTGCGGGCGCCCGCTTGACCTGCGCCTCGGTCATGACATAGCCGACCGTGCACCGGCAGTTGTAACGCTCCTCGGGCGGCAGCCCGGCCTGAGCCGGGAACATGGCCGAAAACCCGCCGACGATGAACGGCTCGTTGAGCGGGATCGGCTTGGCCTGGTACTTGGCGCCGGCCTCGAGGTGCGTCTCGCGCGTGCGGGGCGGCCCGGTGTCGATCCACTCTTTGCGCATGCCCAGGCCTGACGCCTGAGCCATGGCGAACGAGCCGGCGTTTGACGCCTCAATGACCTGGGTGCGGGCGACGAGCGTGGCGTTAGCGACCGTCCAGGGCGCATAGGGCACCACGGCCGCCCCGCGCAGCCGCTCGGCCAGCTGGGGGATGGACTCGCCGCGCTCGAATCCGTCGAGCAGCGCCTGGCGCGCATTGGCCCAGAGTCCGTCTCCGACCTCGTCGAACGTGTTCTTCGCCTGGGCCAGGTAGGTCTCAGCGGCCAGCGACCCGACTGGCGCGATCGTCGTGACCCCGGTCGCGTCGATTAGACCTGCGTGCAGCGCGCCGGCCGCCGACTGCCAGACCTGCGCGACGACGGGCAGCAGATTGGAGACGACCTGCTCTTGCCATAGCGGTGTGATCGCGGCCAGGTCATCGGCGCTGACGTAGGGCTGGCCGGGCGGCAGGCCGTCATTGGGCGGTACCGGGGGCGTGGCCGGGATGTCGTCCTCGCCGGCCGCGACGAGCGCGAGGACGCCCGAGGCAACCCGGATCTTGGCGATGCGGTCGGCGATCGCGTCCATGACGACCTGCATGGCCGTCTCGATGGCGCTCTCGGCTACGGCCTCCCACTCGAGCACCGTCGCGTCGGGCAGCCCCGTGATGTGCTGCACGGCGCTACCTGCTCAGCAGCTCATGATACTTCCCGTTGCCGTTCACGCTGGCCGCGAGCGCCGGGGGCGGGCCGGGCGCCGGGGGCGGCACGTTGCGGGTCGGGGGGATTCCGGCGGCCGGACTAACGGGCTCAGCGGTCGGTCCCGTGGGGGGCGATGGCGCTGGGTTGCTTCCCGATGCCGCGGGCGCCAGCCCGGCCGCCGAGTTCGGATCGCCTGACAGCGTGGCAGCTGCGACGGGCGTCAGCTCAGCGGTCGAGGCGGCTTTCTTCCAGACCATGATCTTGAGTTCATCGGGCGTCGGGGCGTCGGACTCGTCGAACCCGGCCTCGCGGCGCAGGGCCTCCCCCGAGATCTCCATGCGGTCGTACAGATTGAACGCCGGCTCGGTCTTGTCCGGACGGGCAGTGAGCTCGCTGACGTCGTACCAGCAGATGATCTTTCCGCCGTTGGGCCCGACCGGGGAGAGGCCGGCACTCTTGAGCATCGGCTGTAGATAGATCTTGGTCACGGCGCCGCAGATGGTCTCAGCCATCGGCGAGAACGTCAGCCTGACCTCTTCCTCGCTGACCTGCCACGCGCCCCAGTGGTTCAGCTCGCCGGTACCGCCGGTCACGCGCTCGCGAGCGATACCCAGAGTGTCGCCGAGACGGCCGAGCTCGTCCTCGCGCTCTTTCAGTAGCCACTCATCCAGCGGGTCATCGGCTTTAAGGATCTTCCATTTGTCGATCAGGTCGGCCGTGAACTTGACCGGGATCGGCAGGCCGGCGCTGGCCATCCCAGGGTTGCCGATGTTGCGCGATGCGATGTCAATCAGCATCGCCACGAACGGATCGGGCGCGTCTTTGTACTGCGGCGGGACCGAGAACGTGCCCTCTTGCGGGATGAGCATGATTCCGTTCATGACCAGCCGCGAGATCATCATGGCGACGATGCGCTGGTCGATCAGGAAGATCCGCCGCATGATCGGCACCGCGGCCTCGGCGTTGCTGGTCGCGAGCCAGGGGTACTGCGGGTCGGGCTCGTAGATGCGCATCGGCAGGTTATCGGGCTCGAGGTCGCGCCACATCGACGGGCCGACCCGGACCCTGAACCGCGAGCCCAGGCTCTCGACGCAGTCGGTCGAGTAGACGCCCCAGTCGGCCGCGGATAGCGGGATCATCGGCGAGGCGCGCTCGGCGATGAGCCAGCCCTCACCGGGGATCTCGAGGTGCGGAGTGATCGCGCGCAGAAACGCCGAGTGCCCGGGCGGACCGCCGCAGAAGTCCTGCATAAGCTCGGCGGCCGGCCCCTCGGTGAGCATCTCGGGCTCGTCGGCGCCCGGCGCCACCTCGGCCGCGCCCAGACGGATGCGCGACATGGCGCGCGCCGTCCAGTCCATGGCCTGGTTGAACTCGCCCAGGGTGCGACGGAAGTTCCAGGCCTCACGCTGCCAGGGCATGGCGCCGAAGAGCTGGCCGTTACGCCATTCCTGCGGCGTGTAAGTCGCCGCGGCCGCGGTCAGGGCGCGAGTCTTGCGTACGGGTACGCGAACGCTGTCCGGCACGCTCACCCCCGTGAGTTATCCCCAGGACCCTCCACAGGATGTGGATAGCGCCCATCGTAGACCGAGATCACCTGGGCAGCGCTAGGCCGTGCGGACGCAGAGAGGCGCCCGCGGTCTCGACGGGGAGAAGAGCCGCGGGCGCCGTTTCTCGGCAGGGGGGTGCCGAGGGGTCGGATCAGACCTGCTCGGTCACGACCGGGTCGCCGAAGTTGATCACGGCCACGCCGCCGGGAACCACGTCGACCGAGAGCGAGCCCGAGATCAGCGGGTCACTGCCCGGTACCGACACGGTGATCAGGGTCGAGCCGGGCGCCACTGCGGTCGCCGCGATGGTGCCGAGCTCGCCGCCGGCCGGCGCGGTGTAGACGACGGTCGCGACCGCGTCGTCGCTGTTGACCACGTCAAGCGGCGTGGTCACGTCGAACCCGCGGTCGTCCTCGGGGTCAACGGTCCAGGTCACAACCTGGCTGGTGTCAATCGTGGCCATGCTTCCTCCTGCGGTAGAAACGATCTCTCCTGTGTCCTGCTCCGTCACTGTCGCAGGGCCGAACTTGATGCTGACCGGCCGACGCAGCCAGGCGACGAACACGTCGGCTACGGCCGTGACCCGCTGCGCTGCCTCGATCGCGCCGCCCATGGTGCAGCCAGCCTGGTCGCAGAAGCACGGGGCGAGCAGCTTGGTTGCTTGCTCAAGCGCGTTCATCTGGTCATCTGAACGGGCAAACATACCCATCGGATCGGTCACGAGATCCATGTTAGCGGCCTGCCGGGGCGTACGCGCAGGTTCACTGCGGTCTCATCCTGGGTAGGTAGTCGGCATGAATACGCTCGCCCTCGTGCTGCTCGTCCTCGCGGCGGTTCTCTTCGGGCTGGCCGTGGCCGCCTTCACTGTCGGATTCCGCGACCGCCTGATCGCTGGCGGACTGCTCGCCTTCACCCTGGCCCAGATCGCGCCACACCTCGGCTAGGTGCGGCAGGTCCAGCGCGGCCCACAACGCCCGCAGCGCCACGAGCTGGCCCTGGTAGCCAGCGCGGCGCGCGCTGCCTTCACAGCCGTGCCCATCGTCGGTGATCAGGGCGTGCATCGCGGCCGCGGCGAGCGTCTCGATGTCGAGCGCGACCGTGCTGGCCAGGTACCGACCGGGGTATGTGCGCATGCTGGTCACCTCCATTAGGTCGCCAAGTCCGTCGTCGATGCACGTGCAGGGCCATTGATCACAGTTCTCGCACCATGGGCCCGAGAACGACTCGTAACAGCCGCTACAGCGCACGCTGCTGGTCACCTCCATGAGTCGATCTCGTGCTGGCGGATCTTGTAGCGCTGCTCGTGCTCCGACTCGACCTGGCTACCCAGCCCGGTCACGAGCGAACCGGCCGCGACGACCAGCCACGGGAACGGCACATCGAGGCGCAGACCCTTCCCCTCGGCCAGAACGACGAGCACCGCGCCGACCCAGACCGACATGCACCATGGGCAGGTCCAGAGATAGGCCAGCGAGTACGTGAGCCAGCGGATCCACCGCGGTCCGATGCCGCCGACGAGGTTTCCCTGCTCGTCACCGACCCCGAATGTGCTGACGAACCACTCACGGATCGCCTTGACCGGCGGAAACTCGTCGATGATGAGCAGCCTCGTCACGCGCCAGATCGCCACGATCAGCCCGAGCGCCAGCACGATCCGCCACATCAGCGACCGCCGCGATGCTTGCGCAGCCGGGAAGGCTGACGAGCCAGGCCGCCCGTGACATAACGCCCACTGCCGCGCATGCGGCGCAGCTGACCCCAGCGGCCCGGCTCGTCGTGGGCGAAACCGGTATCGCGCGGCCCAGCGTAGTCGTGCCCGCGGTCACGCCCCGAGTGGATCGTCGGCTGCGGGGCGCCGCCGCCCTTGCGCGGTGCGCGTGCGTTTCGAACCTTGACCTTGGCCATAGGGCACTCTCTCCTTCACGCCGGCCGCGATCTTCTCGATGCCTGGCACCTGAACCATCATGATCACGCGGTCATCGTTGTACTCGGCCCGGTGCGCCAGCTGGACAGTGCGCGGCGCGACGAGGCAGCGCAGAATGTCGATCGCCCAGTTGTCCATGCGCCGCGTGGTTCCCATGGCCTCGCTGATGACGACCTGCCCACCCGGCATGGTGACCCGGCGCTGATCCCACTTGATCAGGGGCAGCATCGAGTAGGGCTGCACCATCACGAGCTGCGGCGGCCACCTATGCATCGGGGCGCAACTCCCAGGTGAGGCCCTCGGTGTCGTCCTGGATGCGCCAGTGATCGGGGTAGGCGACGATCGTCACGCCGCGGATATGGCCGAGCAGGTCGATCTTGTCGACCTGCGCCATAGATCGAGCGTCGATGATCTTGCGAACCACGCCGGGCGGGACTGTTATCTGACCGGCTGACTCGTGCTGCGCGGTCGCCACTGGCTGCCAGAAGCGCGACGCGACCCAGTGCTCGGCGGCCTCGCGCGTCTCGATGTTCTGCGCGAGGGTCGGGCGCGGGTCGCCGCACGACGCGCCGGCCATCTCAGCCTCGACGTAGAACGTGACCGCGCCGTCGGGCTCGTGGTCGAGGCGCTTGATCTCCTGGAAGCGGTGCCCGATGCGGATGCGACGCACGTGCGCCAGGTTGATCGCCTCGCCGCTCAGGTCGAGGATCCAGCCCGGCTCGCCCGCGTTCATTCGCCCAACCCCCTGCCGGCCTCGACGCGAAGCACGTCGATAGCGTCCGATCGCCCCGCATCATCGTCGCTGCGGCATGCCTCGCGAATCTCGTCCTGGCCGAGCCACTCTTGCACCGCGCCGACAGTCCCGGCCACGGCGATCAGGTCGTCAGCGCGGTAACCCTCAATCACTGACTTACGGGCCTGCTCGGCGATCAGGTCGAGCAGGCGCTTCATCGCAGCACCGCCAGCACGTGACCCTCTTTGTGCCGGATCCGCCGCTCCTGACAAGACGTCAGGAACTCGCGGCCAGCGAGGTAGTTCTCGGTGCGCTGCGAGGTATCGAGCGGATGAGTCACCACGGCATAGTCGGCCACGCCGCCCGTACGGTGGCCGCGGTCGCGGGCGCGCTGCGCCTTGCCGGCCCGGCGCGCCGTCATGCGCTTCTCGCGCTGCGCCCTGTCACTCCGGTTCACTGGCATAGCTCCAATCCAGATCGGCCTGCTCGAAGTCCTTGCGGACGTTGCGCCTGATGCTCGGTTTCATGAGGCGCGCGATCGTGCGCCGGACCGCAGCGGTAAGGCGCTGACCGCGCGACATGCGATCGCCGTACGCAGCCACGGCGGCGCGGTCGACTGCCCGCGTGAACGCCATGAAGAACTGCGCCGCACTAGCCGGGTCGGCCACGTCGGGCAGGTGCAGCACCGAGATCGGGTCGATCAGCTTCGCCCAGTCCAGGCGCGGCGAGGTCACGACGTGCGCGCTATACAGGATGCGACGAGCCCGGCCCAGACGCGCCGGATCCTCCCAGCGGTCGCGCACAGCCTCGTCGATCGCCGAATCACGCGTCTCGTCGTTGCGGCCCGGCTGGATGGCCAGATACGCAGGCCGAGCCGCACCCAACGGGAAATGCACATCCACGATGGTCATAAACTCGAGGCGCTGAAACTCGTCCCAGACGTCGAGCCGGTCGACGAGCTCGTCGAGGTCAGCGAAGATAATGGCCGGGCCGCGCGCCGGAAACGAGAACTGCGGCTGCTCGTTGCGGTCGGGCTCGGGATAGGGCGACACGCTGAACGGGAAACCGTCGCCGCCCTCGGCCTGCTCGACGATGTAGTCGAACACATGCTGACCGCGCAGTTTGCACCCCAGCTGGCCAGCGTCGCTGGCGTGATTGAAGAGGCGATAGACCTTTAGCATGCCGCCGACGCTAGCCGTTTCCTAGTGACGCGTCAAGTGCTAGCGCCCACCACCGAACATGCCGCCGAATAGGTCCGTCTCGGACAGCGTGACCGCGCCGGCAACCGAGCCGTCCCCGCTGCTCGGCACGGGCAGCAGTTCCAGTGCGAGGTACACCGACGCGTCGATGCGGCCCGGCGACTCGGTCGTGCCCGGCGTGTAGGTCGCCCATTCGCTCTCGAGGTCGGGCAGGTAGGCCGCGGTCACGATGCGATTCTCCACCCACTGCTGCGCGACCGGCTCGGCCCGCAGCATCTTCCCGCGCTTGGCCGTGACCTCGATGATGCGCGGCACCATGGCGCCGAAGCGGTCGGGCTGCTCGCGCCGCAGCGCATCCCACGACGTGCGGAGCATCAGCTTGACCATGTCGCCGCCGTAGTTCTTCTCCGCCACGAAGAAATCGGCCCCGGTGTCGGCGGCCAGCTCGCACGCCGCCCGGCCCCAAGCATCCGAGCTCATCACGCCGGACGCGTCGTGCGTGAAGTGGCAGCGCCCGTCCTCGCCGAGGTAGCCGGCCACCACGCCGGCCGTGTCCCGGCCACCCCCGCTGGGGTCGACGGCCACGCCGATGCGCTGGGGCGTCGAGCACTGCTGCACCTCATGACAGCGACGCTCACGCAGCAACGCCCAGGACAGCAGGGCGCCCTCGGGGGCGCGCGGGTCGCACTGATACAGGGCACGCCAGTCGCGCACGGTCTGGGCCGAGCGGATGCGCTCCCAGTACCGCACGAGCCGCTCTATGGCGCCGTCGGGGATCTTCGGGTGGGGCAGCGGTTCGCCGGGCGAGCGCCCCAGCGGGTCGGTCTTCGGATCCTCGCAGATGGCCGGCATGATGACCACGCGCCAGCGTCCGCCGTCGGCCCGGTCGCCCTCCTGCTGCACCACGCGGGCCCGCAGGTCGTCAACGTGCCAGGGCGTCTGCACGATCATGACCTTCGTGCCGGGCTGCTGGCGAGACAGGATGTCGGCCGAGTACCAGTTGAAGATCGCGTCTCGGCGGGCCTGGCTCTCAGCCTCGGCCCGCGACTTGGTCGGGTCATCGACGATGACCAGGTCGGCCGAGAATCCCGTGATCGACGAGCCGACACCGACCGAGCGCACGCCCCCGCCCGTGGTCAGGTTCCAGTGCTTGACGGCGGCCGCGCCGCGCTCGAGCACCAGCCCGTAGGCCATGCCGTACGTCTCGACGAGTTTCTTAATGGCCCGCCCGAGGGGGACCGCCCGGTCATCGCCGTAGGACCCGACCACGATGCGCGCGGTCGGGTTGCGGCAGAGCCACCAAAACGCGCCCCACTCGGTGGCGGTCGTGCTCTTGCCGGTCTGCGGTGCCGTGTTCAGTAGCAGCCGATCGAAGTCCCCCCGCTCGAGCGCGTCGAGCTCGTCGCCGATGACGCGCAGGTGCGCGCGCACCTGGTAGCGCGAGTCCAGGTGCGAGGCCAGGGTGACCGGGGTGCGCAGTTCGGGCCGCTCGACGACGTGGTCGGGATCGATGATCGCCGCAGCGTCGGCGAAGATGCCCACGGGGCTACGTGCCCGACCCCGGTAGCGAGGCGAGCCAGAAGACCTCTCGACCGCGGCGCGTGGCGCTGCGCAGCTCGTAGCCGGCCGCGTTGACGAAATGCCCGCACGCCAGGTCATAGCCGATGATCGAAGCCGGCAGGTTGACCCGGCCGCACAGGGTCTCCACGTTCTCGACCGCGGCCACCTGACGCGCGGCCACGGTGCGCGTACCCGACCGGCAGAACGGGCAGTCGATGCTCGCCCCGATCACGAGGTCATCGCCGGGTCGTGTATTTCGCAGCCAGGCTTGTACAACTGGCCAGGCTGGAGATCGTGACAGATGCAGAGCGCGCCGATCTCCAGCGTCTGATCGGTGAACGACGGGCACGGGACCGCGGCACAGGGTTTGTTCCGTCCGGTCGCCAGATCCGTCATCTCGATCCATGCGCCTTCTGCGCGGCTCGGGGGCATCTCGGTCACGCGATCACCTCGCCGTCGATCATCGCAGCGTGGCGCTCGTCGAGGTCACGCAGCAGTCGCGACGCCGCGCGCTTCTGGTCATCGTTCAGTGCCAGCTCGGGCGAGAGCATCAGTTGCACGATCGCGGTCACCTGGCTCTGCTGGAACGTGAGTCGGCGCGCGTCGAGGTCCAGCTTGATCATTGCCTCACACAGCTTGGCGAAGCGGTCGCGCTCTTCGTTGAGCAGGCGTACCCAGATGTTGAGCGAGGCGCCGCTCTTCGTCTTGAGCTCGACCGGGGCCAGGTCGCCGTCGTCAGCGTCGACCGACGGGCGCGACTCCTCGCTGGTCAGCTCGCCGTACACCACCTCATCGGGCAGCAACTGGGCGCACATGGCCTCGTAGGAGTCGATCAGGCCGGCGCTTCGCTGCAGCTCCTCGGCCAGGCCGTTGACCGGGTCGATATCCGAGCGCGGCACGGCGAAGAGCGCGGCCACCCGGCGCGCCAGGTTGAGCCGGACGTGGCGCCCCTGCATGCGGGTCGCGCCGCCGTGGAACTTGCAGTGACCCTCACCCGAGTGATCGGTACCCCAGCCCGACGGGCGCCGGCACGTCTGCCCCGGATACTCGGGTTGGCGCTTGCGGGCGCCGCAGAAGACTGGACCCCTCGGAATTCGGACAAGCGTCGTATTCCTCACGAATCCTCCCTATCTGCCATGACCCTCGCACCGGCAGAATGGCCCGGCCACGCCGCCCGTTGTCCACGTTACCGACCGGGAACACGCCCCGATGCTACGGCGGCTGCTAGTGACGCGTCAACGAGCCGCACGCCCTCGAGCGCGTCGGCCACACCCCGCGTTCGTGCTGGCGGCGTAGCGTGCGTGACCCCGCGCACGAGCAGCTCGACCAGCACCTGGTCCTTGCGGCGGTTCTTCGTCGCGATCACAATGCCGCGCTCTTTGGCCAGGTCGAGCAGGGCTTTCACGCTCATCGACTCGACCGGCGCGGATAGGACCACCTCGCGATGCCCGACACGCCGCGCGCCCAGCGGCTCCATGCCGGTCGGGCCGAAGTACCAGGCGACGTCAAACGCCCCGTTGTGCCAGGCCGCCCAGACGCGCTCGTTGCCCCGAGCGGCCCGCAGCGTGACGACGTTGACCACGCCCCGGGTCGGTTCGGCCGCGGTCGAGCCGATCAGTCGGGCCGACCAGCCGCACGAGTGCGCCGCATCCAGCCAGCGCGCGGCGTCGCGCGACACGCCGTCAGAACCTGAATCCAGTTCACGTGCGGGCTCGAATACGACCGGTACGGCCGGCTGACCTGAACGCGATTCATGTTTGGCGGCCAGGCGCGCCTCGATCCTCTGGCGCTGGCGCACCTTCCAGGCGACCTCACGCGCGTTGAAGTGCGCCAGCCACTCGTCGGGGGTCAGCGGCAGCGTCTGCGTCATGGCAACGCGACCACGCTCAGCGCCATGCCGTGCTCGCCCGACGCCCCCTCGGGCACCTTCTCGAGCAGCAGTCGGGTCACCTGCACATCGTCGTCGTACGCGCCGGCATCAGTCAGCGCGTCCAGCGTGTTGCGCGCCAGCTTGTCCAGGTCGCCCGAGCGCACCGCGGTCGCGTCGGCGACCGGCAGCGCGTACCGGGCGGCCACCCCGACCCGGCCACGAAGCGGCCAGGTC